ATACTAGCTGGCATGTTAATTCTTGTAGAAGCTAAAGCATATAATATCTGCTTATACATTGCTTCTTCTGCTAGCTTATGCACTTGCATCTCAGCGTCTGTTCCAAGACTATCGCTTATATACTTAAGTGTTACAGTAAGCCCTGATAAGTTAGAGCTAAAGTGTATATTACCTTTTAATTCGTCTATATAAAAAGATCCATTTGTTTGAGCAAACTGCGGGTCAATACCATACCTTTGCCCAATGTTATAATCTGCTATATCATCATCGTAGTCAAAATCATCCTGATTGTTTTCATGAGGATTACTACTTTGATAGCTAGTCCAAGTTTCTGAGTCTGTAGTTGTTTGTAAAACTCCGCCTACAAAATTATAAGCACCAGTACTATCTTGACTAATTGAAGTTGGATTACTAGTCTACGACTGATCTGTTCCGCTTAGTAATCCCATTTATTATGCTTTTTCTTGTTGTATTTCACTTATAACTTTATCTTTTCCAGAGCTTTGTAAATCAGGTTTTTGTAAAAGTATTCCAGCTAGCTCTAAAATTCTATTAACTAAACTAGTTTCTTCAGAATCATGTAGCTCAAAGTCAGTGGCTTGCGCACTATTAAATAAAGCTTTTTCATCTACTACGTTATAAGCCCAATTAACTTTAAGTGGTTTTCTAATAAAATTAAATACAGTGTCGTTAGCTATTTCGCTAGGATGTAAGCTTAAAGTATTTTGAGATAATCTTACATAAACAGGTTGTTTTGTAGAAGGCTTTGTTAAAGGTCCAGAGCTTATGTCTATATACTCTTTTGTAGTTACACCTTGAACTTCTATATTTCTGCTATTAGTATCTGTGTAAACAACACTTCCTAACCTATAGAAAGAAGAAGTACTTATTTGTAATCTTCGACCAATAGCAGTACCTATTTCTACACTTAATACAGAAACTAAATCTGTACCGCCTACCACTGTATCTGAAACCATCCTAAGCGTAAGAGAGTCAGTAACATCAGCATCGTTAGAACTAGAAAAAAACTCTATAGATTGAACGCCTGTATTACCAAATACTGGTGTAGAATTTACATTATTAAAAGTAACGTTAAAAGTTTTATTCGCTGGTAAACTTGTAGTATCTACTATAACTCTAACTCTAACTGGAACATTGTCTGGTACAGTTGGATTTAAAACAGCTCGAACTTGTGTTGCTACAGCCTCACCATTGTTTGTCATAACTAAAGCATCGGTGCCAGCATTGTGAGTAACTGTTCCAGCGTTTGCGAGTGGATTAAAAAAATTACCAATACTATTTGTAAAGTTAGCGTCGTCACCTGTTAAAATATTATCGCTAAAATTAGCTAAATAACCAGGGGTATTATTAAGTAATGTAAAAACGTTTTGACTTACTTTAAATAAAGATATTTTTTCTTCTAAAATATGAAGTGGATTAGAATACTCTGTATCATTTGGTCTAACTCTTTCAAATTGATTTATATCATAGAAGTATTGCTCAAATATTTCCATCTGAGCTTGGTTGGCTAATAAGTTAAACTCTTGCGGTGTAATGTAGCCTCTTTGCTCTTTATTGGCGATCGCCAAAACTCTTTGATATACTGTATCTACGCTTACCGCCATTTTAATTTATTTTTTATTATAAAGTTGAGCCACCTTACCTGGCAGCTCAACTCTATTAATAATCACTTATTTTAAACGCTTTTCAATATTAGCGTATATCTCCATACCTTCATCAGTTTTAAACCAATGCGCTAACGCAGTATATGGGTGCTCGTCAAATGGAACTGTCATTATTTTTCTATTATTAGATTTCCAAGTAAAATATCTTTGATCATTAGATAGTTTAATAATTCCAAATTCTACAGCTTTAATAGCAAAGTTTCTAAGCACAACATTATCGTCATTAACTAACTCTAAGAACAGTTTAGGATTTTTTCGAGCAAATATTAATAAATCTCTTTTAAGCTCGCTAGAACTCAAGTTAGCTACTTTAGAACCTTTTTCTACACGCATTATAGCTTCAGCCATTTCAATATCTATTGTTCTAGCCGCTAGTATTGCGTCAGCTTCTAGTTCAAGCGTGCTAATCTCAAGCTCTGCATTTTCAGCAGGCTTATCTTCATAAAATATTTGATCTCTATGTGGATGATATAAAGACAATAGTTTTTGCAAAGTTGTTTTTTCTTTTTCAACAAATAACATACCGTTTCTAAAAACAATATGTTCTAGTCTTTGATCACCTACCATTTCATCAACAAAAGGTGTTTTTTGATTTTGACAATACTTAAGCTCTCTTTCGTAGCCTTTCTCTTCATCAAACCAAAATATGTTTGAAGATCTTACAGTTCTACTTAAAGGCTTTTTCTTGCCAACCAAATAATACATCCTGTCTTTTATTTCCCAACTTGCTTTTTTAGGAGCAATATCTTCAATGACTACTTCAGTCATTTCATTTGTAGCTTTAATCTCTGGTTGAGCTACTTCAACCTTTTTTGTTGTTTGTTTTTTTGCCATAATATAATATAATAAAAATTAAAAAAAAGATCGGGGCCGAAGCCCCGACCATTAATATAAATTACTTCAATAACATGAAGTTGTTAGCACCTTGTACTACTAAACATCTTTCAGATAAGAAGTGCATTTGCATTGCATCAAGTGCAGATGTAGCAGCTCCAACCGAACCAGTAACCCAAGTCTTTAATCTACGATCGTCAGTTTGAGAAGCTCTATAACGTACGTGTAAGAACGGACGCTTCATGTTAGCTCCAACAGTTTGATCATAAACAGAAGAAGTACCAGCTGGTATAACAACACCACGAATAGCACTTGCACCAGCAGCGATATTAATTCCGCCACGAGTAGCAAAGTCATTTAAGTATCTAAAGTCAGACTTATAGAAGTCATAAGATCCTCTACGGAAACCAGAGAAACCTAAGTTTAATGCCATATCTTCAGAGTTGTCAAATACACCGTAAGACGTACCGCCAGCTCCGTAAGAGTTCATAGAAGCTAACATGTCATCGATAGCTAGAGACGTAGCTCTATTAACAAAGAACATGTTTTCTTCAATAGCACCTTGCTTATCAAATTCTGCTAAAATAGCGTCAAACTCAGCTAAGTCAGTAGCAGCGTTAACACCAGTAATACCAGAGCTTAAGTTACCTCTATCTTCGATAGCAGCAAATAAACCTTCAGTACCAACTTCGTTACCATCACCACCGCCAACAGTTAAGTCAACGTCAGTAGTGCTAGAACCTTTTTGACCTTCAATCATTGCCATTTCTAGGTAATCGTTAAAACGAGCTCTAGTATCAGAAGCTGCTTTTAAGTACCATAAATATCCTGACTGTCCTTCTTCGCTTGAAACTTCAACCCAACCAATACGAGATGCATCTGATCCAGATACTTCGTAATAATCTTTAATGATAATTGGCTTGTTAGTGAAAGACTTAAACTTAGGCTCGTTTGCGCCTCTTGAATCAGTTATATTAGCAGCCGTATAGCTACCATCTGTACCAAAACCGTCATTATTTAAGTAAGATCTTCCTTTGCCAAACTCAGAACCATAAACTAATATAGTAACAGATTTAGCATCAGCGATAACAGAGTCAGCATTGTCATAAGGCATAACTTCAATGTTTGTGCCAGACACTTGCCCAACAACACCTTTGAAAGTTTTTCCGTCGCCAGCAACGATTACAGTATCGTTAACACGAACACCGTGATTAGTTCCTGGATCTAAGCCGTCCATATCAAGTTGAATTTCTATTTCACAACCTGGATTGTCACCAGATATACCTTGATCAGCATCTATCATTACGCCGGTATAAGCTAAGTGTAATCTACCTTGTTCAGACCATACAACTTGATCAGATGTCATGGGCTCTTCAGCACCTACTTGAGATAAGAAGCCTGCAATTGTTCTGTTTCCAAAAACATCAGCTTCTTTTTCCATTAGGTCTGGTAAGTACTGTTGTGCCCAGTTTGCACTGTTCGATCCAGTACTCGTAAAATCTAGATAGTTTGAATTAAGCGTTTGCTTCTGTGGAGCAGGTACGCTGTTCAAATTATCTCCTGGAGTAATTGCCATAATTAATTTGTTTTAAATGTTAATTTTTGTTTTTAATTTTAAACTTAAAATCATTGGAAGTTTCACCTAACACTCTAACTTTCAAGCCGCCAGCTTCTATTTGACCATGGGACTGTCTTGGTTCCATACTCACGTTTTTACTTTTTGCGACACTCTCCTTGAGAGCATCTGCTTTACCTTGCTCGTAAAAGTGTTTTGCAATAGCATCAGGATTCATTGCTGTAAATAAAGATTTGTGATAACCTTGTGCGTCTGACATTGTATTATCTTCTGCTAAAAACTTTTTAACGAAGTTATTAATGTCGCTTTGAGCTGTCTTAACCTTATCAGCATCCTTGACGTTAAACCTATATTTTTTATCTCCGACGTTATATTCAAAACCTTTGAACTTGTCGTTAAAGACTTCATTAGTCTTCTTATCAAATTTAAGTTTAGCGCTTTCTGCTACTTTCTGATTTTCCTCAGATTCTTTGTTATATCGATTAAAAAAGTCCCATGCTTTTTGCTGTTCAGGCGTTAAGCGTGATCCTGCTTTAATCTCATCATAATATTTAGACTTTTGCCCGTCTAAGTAGGCTTTAGCGCTGGCAACTTGCTCTTTAAGCGCTATTTTCTTTTTTCTTATTTCTTTTTCATCGTCTAGCTCTTCGTCGTAATTAAAAGAGTCTTCAATCAAAAAGTTTATTTCTTCCGCGTTTAAATGCGGCTTTGTTCTTCTATAATATTCGTTTAGAGCTGTTAAATTATCTAAGTCAGAATAATCTCTATTTAACTCAACATAATCTTCTAAACTACCACCAGTTTCTTCCATAAAGTCAATTAACTTTTGAATATTCTCTGGTAATTCTTTACCTGTCTCTTGAGCTTCAGCTATGGCTTCAACAGCTTCTTCAGCTAACTCTTTAGCCTCTTCAACAACTTCTTCATCTACTACTTCTTCAAGAGCGGGTTCTTCATTTTGAACGGTTTGCTCTTCTTCTCTGGCAGGTTCTTCATTTTGCTCTTTGACGTTTTCTTCACGAACTTCTTCGCTAGCTTCGGATTCGTCGCGAACAAGTACCTCATCTGTGCTTTGCTCTCCAGTGGCATCTTCTTTTTCTTTTATTGGTTGACTTAAATCTACTTTAATAACATCGTCGTCGCCAGCAGATTCAAACTTACTTTCGTCAACAATTTGCTCTTGAGTAGTTTCTTCAACTACGTTTTCGTTTTCTTCCATAATATAAAATATAAGTTAATAATTATCTAGGTTCAAATCCACCTAAGTCAAACCCACCAAGTACATCATTACCTGATGATTCAAACTTTTTAGGTGGTTTATTTGTTTTTCTTTGGTCTATAAGCTCGCTTTGTTGGCTAGCTTGTATTCTAGTTCTTTCGTCTTTACGATCTTCTTTTTCTTTTTCTCTACTTTGCATGCCTTGAGTTTCCAAAGATTTTAACTGCATATTCATTTGAAACTCTAACTGCATAAGTTCTTTTTTAATATCAGCTTCTTGCTGTAGTTTTTGAGCGTCTAATTGTACTTGCAGCTGAGCTAACTGTGCTTTAGTTTGTGCTAGCATTTGTTCTTTTTGCGCTTCAAGCTGAGCAGCGTTTTGAGCTGCTTGTGTATTAGCTTGAGTTTGCATTTGAATATTTTGTTGCTGCAGCTGCCTGTCTTTAGCTTCTTTCTCTTTACGTCTAATTTTTAATAACTGATTAGCAAGACTAATATTTCTTATTTCACGCAAATCAATAGCATCTTCTAAGTCAATATTTTTTTGCTGTAAAGCTTGTTGTATATTATTTTCAAGCAAAGCTTTTTCTTCTTCATCTGGTGCTAGCTCTAAAAATATACCAAAGTCATATAAATATAAATTAGATATTTCTTCAAGCGTAGCTACATTATGAGCGCCTATAGCATGAATAAAAGCATCTTTAGTAGGTGAGTATTCTATAACATCAGATATTCTAAGCGATAAGCACTCTGCAACTTCAGAAGTTAAATACAAACCTGACTGTAGTATATGCCTTGTGGCCGTGTTACTATTAGCGGCTGCTAGTTTTTGAACACCAACTAAAGCATTAGAATCTGGCGTGCTACCATCTCTAGCTTCATTAAGCCCGGTTGTGTCGCGTATCATTTGCAAGTAATAGTTGTAATTGCCTATCAAAGCTTGTAGTTTGTTACCACCACTACTGTTTCTTATTTCTTGTATAGGCACTTTACCAGGATTTATATCACCATCTTGAGTCATCGATCTACCAATAACACTACCTGTTTGGAAAAACATATTTAATGCTTCTTGCGGACTATAATTTGTTCCGTTACCTAAATCTATTTCGGCTAAACCATCAGCATCTAAATAAACGCCATCTGGCACCATGCGCGACATTACTTGTTGTATTTTTAAATGCGTCAATTGTATCATGTCTGCAAAACCAGTGATACGACTAACTAAAGACTCAATACGCCCTTTATACATTCGAGGCGCTACTATGTTATAATTCATTTTAACTTTAGTATAATTACTTTTTGGTCGCATCATGTTTTTTGACATCTCCCACTTTAAAAGCTTTTGAGCGCCTATAATGTAAGCACCTTCGTAAAGACACTCTACGTTGTTTTGAAGTTTTGAAAAGTTTGCATTTGCGTCTTCTGGAGGATTAAAATTATCGTCTTTTTCAATAGCTCTTTCTAATCCAGTCGCAGTTTCTTTTATTTTATAAACTTGATTCATATAAGTTTTATAGTCAAAATATAAAACTTTTATTTTATTATTATCTTTTTGATCGTAAGCAGAATAATTTTCGTACTTATAAGTATTTTTCTTTTGTATTTCTTCTAAATCTTCTTGTGTTAAATGAGGAAACTGTTTAGCTAGTTCGTTAATAGGTATTTCTTTTATTTCTCCAGCATAATATATATCATCAAAATAAGGTGA